GAAACCCTCTTTCTGGAACCTCTTGGAGAACTGACTTACAGAGAGTGTTACAATGTTTAACTTTACCATCAGCCTCCGCGAATGATTTGCGCTGGGTGTATAGCAAAACAGCCATCAAAACAATTACGATGAGAACCGCATTTTGTCGTACGAGTCTCATTGACTTGTTTAACAAGTTCATTTTTATATATTTATAAGTCATATTTTTTTATTAATCGTATATGTGAAAAAGTTGAATAACACCAACTTCATCCTCCGGCCTAAACTTTATGTTCTCATCTGGTATCCCCCTCCTGTAGCGCGTTGTTGTCAAATCTATCGTGTCATTCCTATAGATGTGTATTCTTTGACGAGGTGGGTCTCGCCTGGATATAATGTATAAAATGATAATTGTTAAAAATATTATTAAATATCTCATCTACTATATATGACTATTATTCCTCTTCTTCATCTTCTGAGATTTCGTCGTTGAGTGCGTATTCTTCTGGATATTCTGGTTCCACTGGGAATTCTGGTTCCAATTCTTTCTTTACTTCGGGTTCTGGGAGAACCTTGACCTGAACAATATTCCAAATTGGACCAAATGATTTCTTCGCAAACCAAATGCCAGCAAATTCAACCAAAGTATTACACTTCTTTTCTTCTGTCAAGTCTGACATTTCAATTTGTTCATTTTGTGCGTTGAAAATCTTTGACGCTTTAATCTTATCCGCAGAGAGAATGTTTTCATCAACTGACGGAACATAGAACTTCTTCAAAGTTTCTTCTGAAACCTCCTTCTTGAACCATTCTTTAGACTTTTCAACGGCATTTTTAAGATTTTCTTCGTCGATTGGATCAATCTTTTTACTGTGTCTCTTACCAGCGATACGAAGAGAGACGGTGTCTTCTGAGTTCTGAACCATGATATTATTGAGTTGAATCAAACATTTCTTGTTTTCATCCGTCTTTGCGCGAACAAAGTAATATCCCTCATCATCACGAACTGGTTCTTCATACAACATTTTATGTTAATAATGTATCACTTCTTTAACCCAATAAATGGTATTGCTCCTGAATTTTTAATAATTTTATTTGGAACCCAGGAATTTCGGGGGAGTTTAAAACCATAGAGTTCCCCAGATTTTGGTGTTTTTACATTATTTTTATTAATTCTATACTTGTATTCATTTTTTACGTATTCATTTCTTTTATTTATGACCCAACGATTTGTTTTTACATCAAAGCGCATGTTTGATTTTGTTTCTTTGTATCCCACCTTTTTCTCCTGCGACCCGTATGTTAATTTTTTTAATTTATCTTTGGATGGTTGGGTTGTATATTTTTCATATTTGTGGGGATTTATTTTACTTGCTTGTGCTATTGAAACTTTTCCATCACGAAGAATATTTTTCCTTGCTGTTTTGGAAACTGGGGATCTTTGATATTTTTTGAAGAGAGCGCTTAGTTTTTGTCGTGATTTCACTGATTTTAGTATAGGATATGTTTTCAAAAGTTTGAGCATTCTTTCTTTGTCCTTTTGTTTTTTGTGTGGTCTTAGACCAAGTGCTTGCATGAGATAGATGTCTTCTACCAAAAATCTTCTTTTGGCGACGACTATGTTTGGATTTTTTTTAAATTTTCCAGCACTATCTGTGTATATAAAACCTGAATTTGACTTTGTTTCTGTTATCTCATGACCAAATTCATCTGGTCTCATGAAAGCGATATCTAAAATTCCCCCCAAATTAGTTGATGAAACTTTTTTATCTTCTATTGAAAAATAGTTCACTTTGAGATCGAGAGCAAAAATTTCTACATCTATGAGAATATTCTCCATTGCGGGTTTATTTGTTTTAGAAATTTTCTTTTTACTTTTGAGTGTGTATCTTCTTGTTACATATGGTTCTTTTTGTGTAAAACTAATGCCTAAAAACTTACCAAGTTTTGTTTGTTTTGATAATCTTGTTTTAATTTTTTGTCCATATGTTTTACTTATTTTACCAAGTTGATCCCAAAGAAGAAGTTTAATGGCTTGAAGTTTCCCAAAGAATTTCCGATCAATTTTCATTCTTGGTATAAATTTTGTATCTATATCTGATGTGACAACTTTGTCTCCAAAAAGTAGATAATAATTGACGGCATCCCCTCCGGATAATATCATATCTCCTGATTTTTTGAGATATTTTGAAAGTTTTCCAATAATTTCATATATAATATCTCTTACACTGTCAGTTACATATACATAGACCATATTTTCCAATGATTTTTTTGGAAATTTGGATACAAGTCTTTGTCTAAATTTTGTAACGTCTCCCTGATCGTAATACATTTTCAGGGCATTATCTTTAAAGAAGAAATTTTCATTCATATATTTATCGATTGTTTCTTGGGAATATAATTTTTCATCCATATTATTATATACATATATAAAAATGAACTGTAAAGAGTTGAAATGTTCTGAAAAGACCCGTGATTGTCGTTGTTATGCGCGCATAGATGCGAAGGATCAGAAGAAGGAACAGTTTTGTGGTTACAGAAAAAATTCATTTATTATTCCCTGTGATGCTGCGTGTTGTAATGGTGGTGAAGGATGCCCTGGACAATGTAAAGGAGTTTCTGAGCGTCCCCCATATGCCATAGATGAAAATCCCCTTGAGATTGATCGTTTCCCTCTATATATAAAAATGGCTATATTTCTAATATTAGTGTTAGTTATATTAAGCACATTAAGCGCTTAAAGGAAACATTCATAAGTAAGATATAAATGTCGTCTGAAGAGATCCAACAATTGTCTAAGGAAGTCCGCAACTTGAATAAGCTTGTTCGCAAGGTTTATAACTACCTCTTGGATCCCACTGGTGAAAAGGCTGCTGAGCGTAATAAGAACAGTGGTTTCAACCGTCCACAAAAGGTTTCCGATGAACTTCGTACATTCCTCACCTTGGGTGCGGATGAGATGATTTCTCGTAGTGAAGTTACAAAGCGCATCAACGCTTACATTTTGGAAAACAATCTCAAGGACCCCAAAAATGGTCGTGTTATTGTTCCAGATGCCAAGTTGAAGAAACTTCTTAACCCAGAAGGTGAACTTTCTTACCTCAACATGCAAAAGTTCTTGAACGTGCATTACATTAAGGAAGATAAGCCAGAAAAGGAGAAAAAAAGTGTTGATGAGAAGCCTAAGGTAAAGAAGGCTGCCGCTAAGAAGTAAAATGACTTCTTCAACTATTGCTGTTATTCAAGAGGATAAGTCTGATACAACTGACGACGCAACCTCAAAGCCTACCGACTTAAAAAAATAATTTACTATTATAATATAAGTAAAATGCAAATTGACAAATCAACTGTTGAACAACTGGTTGGTACAAAAATCAATGATTTGAGTTTGTACCAAAAAGCATTTACACATAAATCTATATTGAAAGAGCGTCCAGACTTATCTGGGTCATTTGAGACATTGGAATTCATTGGTGATTCTGTACTTGGTTTTGTTATTACACGTTTTTTATTTGATCGTTATGAACAAAATCAAGAAGGTTTTTTAACAAAGGCGAGAACAAAATTAGTTAGGGGTGAAATGTTGGCAAAAATTGCTATTAAACTTAGTTTGGATAAATGGGTTTTAATGGATGAGAAAGGCATGCGTAATGGTTGGAATAATAACCCAAAGATTTTAGAGGATGTTTTTGAATCTCTCATAGGTGCTATATATTTGGATTTGGGTTTATTGCACGCAAAACAATTTATTTTAAAAATTTACGAAGATCCCCAAATGGTTGATATGGGATGTTTGCGAGTTGATGACAATTTCAAAGATGCTATTATGCGTTATTGTCAGACACATGGCTATCCATTACCAGAATATAGAATATTTAGTCATGAGAATGGCTTGTTTATTATTGATGTATATGTGAATAATTGTTGGTTAGGTAGAGGACACGGTAAAAACAAGAAATTAGCCGAACAACGTGCGGCCAAGGCATTTTTTTATCCACCAAATTATAATAGAACTTAAAACATTTAATTGAATATAAAGTAAGATGCATCCCCAAGTCTCCAAACTTATTAGTTATGAATACGCAGCACAAAGATCGGAGGAGTGGCTTGAACTACGAAAGAATGTATTAACGGCATCTGATGTTCCCACAGCAATTGGTGATAATCCATATCAAAAACCATTTGATTTATTGTTGAAAAAGTGTGGTAAAGGTGAGCCATTTAATGGAAACATTTTTACAGAACATGGTAATAAATATGAAGACGAGGCTCGTATTTTATATGAAGAGAGACACAACGAAAAGGTTCATGAGATTGGTTTATACATTCACCCAGAGATAAAATGGTTAGGCGGTTCTCCCGATGGTATAACAGAGAGTGGAAAACTTGTTGAGATTAAGTGTCCTCTTAGACGTGAAATAAAGGATGAGGTTCCTATTCATTATATGGGACAAATCCAGATGTGTATGGAAATTTTAGATTTAGAGAGTTGTGATTTCATCCAATATAAGCCAGAAGAGATAACATGGCCTAAACCAGCAGAGTTCATGCTTACACACGTGAAAAGAGATCGCGAATGGTTCAAGGAAAAACTCCCAATAATGGAGGAATTTTGGAATAAAGTTTTATGGCACAGGGAACACGGTATAGAAGAACCTGTTAAAAAAACAAGAAAACCGCGTGAGAAAAAGCCAGAAATCATTGAACCACAAGACTGTGAAATAGAATTAGTTTCAGATGATGAAAATTATTTTAGTGATTAAAGTTTTAATTTTAATATAAAATAGATGAAATTTATTGAATTATGTGCCGGTGCCGGTGGTATGTCCAAAGGTTTTATTAAAGCGGGATTAACACCTGTCTTACTTATTGATTCTGATAAAGATTGTTGTGAAACTCTAAAATTAAACCACGAAACCCACGTCGTAAAAAATATGGATATGAAAAATTTGGATTTAAATTGTTATAAAGGTAAAATTGATTTACTTTGTGGTGGTATTCCATGTCAATCGTGGTCTATAGCAGGCAAAAGGGGTGGTGTAGAAGATGAAAGAGGTCATCTTATATATACATTTCGTAAATTACTGAAACAATGTAATGCAAAATTCTTTCTTATAGAAAATGTGAAAGGTATGATTAATCTTAATAAAGGGGAGGCTTTTAAAGAAATAATCAAACTTTTTGAAGATGAGTATAACGTTCATTATAAAATTTTAAATGCAAATAATTATGGTGTAGCACAGAAAAGAGAACGTTTATTTATTATAGGTATAAAGAAAAATTTTGATTTGAAATACACATTCCCTCAACCTTTAGAATATAAACCTGTCTTGCGTGATATTATGAAAGATATACCGGAGAGTATAGGGGCGGAGTACTCTGACAGAAAGAAAAAAATTTTTGAATTAGTTCCAGAAGGTGGGTGTTGGGTTGATTTACCAGTTGAAATTCAAAAGGACTATATGGGTAATAGTTTTTATTCTGGTGGTGGAAAACGGGGAATTGCAAAGAGGTTGTCTATGTCCCAACCATCTTTGACACTTTTATGTTCTCCACAACAAAAACAAACAGACAGATGTCACCCTACAGAGATAAGACCATTAAACTTAAAAGAATATGCTAGAATACAAAGTTTTCCAGATGACTATAAATTTCACGGAAAAATGAATTCTGTTTATAAACAAATAGGAAACGCTGTGCCAGTTGAACTAGCATTTCACATAGGAAAATCTATTATAAAGATGAATTAAAAAAAAATATAGGTAAATAACAAACATGTCTAAAACATTCGGTTCTCGTGCGGAAGTATTCCACGGTACAGCGATGAAAACTACAGGGGGCTTGACAGCGAAGGATTTGATGCGCGACGATGATGGTCGCATTAAGAGTAAATCGGCGTCTATGGCTGCTCTTGAACGTATGAAGAATGAAGGTAAAAGTGCCATGGTGAATGTTTTCAAGCCAACAGGCAAAAAGTTCAAACTCCAACCAAAGAAAGGCACAAATGCTTACAAGGCTAAAATAAAAAAAATGAAGTAATATAATAAGGATGACACTTGATCTTTGGAAACAGTCTATTCGAACAGCAAAAATGCGTATGGGTATAAATCCAAATACTTTCATGAAAGTTTCACCAAAACTTTTCAGGGAAGCACAGAAAATTTATGTTTTCTTAATGATGAAAAAAAATATAAGAAAATAACAAAAGATAATGAAGAAACCTTCTAAAAGTCTAGGTTCAAAAACAAAAAGAGTTCTTGTAGATAAAAGTAAAATGAATCAAACGATGATAAATAAAATTGCCAATGATTTGGTAAATTATTTTAATACCAATACAAATAATACCAAATCTCCAATGACCCCATTGAAATCTATTCGTCGGAAATAAATTGAAATCCTTTTAGTCTTTGTGGCTCAAAGGTCATGAGTTGATAGAGTTTCCAAGTTATGCCAAACTTCTTATTCAAGAAATATACACTGTTTAGTTCAACAAGAGCAATAGCTGTATTTCTTGCATATAGACCATTTTCAGCAATTTTACGGACATCATTTTTTTCGGAATCCACGACGAATGGTTTAATGTGTCCCTCAAAACTGGTATCCACTTTTACGCGAAATTTAGGTTCTCTATCAGGACTTTCCTTGATATTTGAATTAAACATATCCTTAATTTCGGCGTATGTTTTAGCCTGACCAAATATATTGACACTCTGTGTTACAACCTCAAGTATGATAGCATCTTCAATTTTTCGGATACTATCATAAAATGATTTTACATAATTACCTTCTTCATCATAACCTTTCATAGAAAAGTCAATGTTATACTTGGTTGGACCAATTTCTGGTGTAAAACCAGAAAGACCAAAAGGCATATACATACGAGGAATTTGGAAACGAACCGGACGACCTTCTTTAGTGCTAAACGTGATTTTCTTATTGTTGTAATCTGAAATTTCGAGATTCTCTAGTACGTCGCTGAAACGGGGCATTATATATATATATTTATTAAAACCTTTAAGCGGAACAAGAAGCACATTCCGGTTCTAAACTAAATTGGATTGGTCGTGCCTTTGCTTTGGAACGAAGGTAATACATACCCGTCTTGAGACCTGACTTCCAAGCATACATGTGCATAGAAGAAATCTTTGAAAGTGTGGGACTTTCCATAAATAAATTCATACTCTGACTTTGATCGACAAAGAAACCACGATCATGAGCCATATCAATAATAACCTTTTGACTAATTTCCCATACAGTCTTGTATAATTGCTTAACATCATCGGGGATGTTTGTGATATTTTGAATAGAACCCCCGGCTCTCACCATGAGGTCTTTCATTTCTTTGGACCACAATCCCCTGTTTTGAAGTTCTCTCACGAGGTGTTTATTGACGACAACAAATTCACCCGCTAATGTTCTTCGTAAGTAGATGTTTGTTGTGTATGGTTCAAAACATTCATTATTCCCCAAAATTTGAGAAGTACTCGCAGTGGGCATTGGTGCAACCAAAAGACTGTTTCTAATACCATTTTTAACTCGCTCTCTCATAGCATCCCAATCATAACGACCACTCAAAGGTGCTTGACCAGCACACATATCAAAGTGTAAATATCCCAAACTCGCAGGAGAACCATGGAATGTCTCATAGGGGCCATCTACATCAGATAATTCACAACTTGCTTCCAAAGCAGCGTGATAAATTGTCTCAAAAATTTCACAATTCAATTTCTTGGCTTCTGGGCTATCAAAAGCATATCCACTCAAATTGAAAACATCCGCCAATCCTTGAACACCCAAACCAATGGGGCGGTGTCTCATATTTGAATTTTTAGCCACATCAACTGGATAAAAGTTTTTATCAATCACTTTATTCAGATTTTTTGTCATAATCTTAATAACTTTATGAAGTTCATCAAAGTCATATTCTTTTGTGTCCATATTCAAATATTTAGGTAAAGCAACAGAAGCCAAATTACATACTGCGGTCTCATTTGTATTTGAAACTTCTGTAATCTCGGTGCAATTTCCCGTTAAAATACCATTGAAAATACCACGATGCTTCAATGGTTCATTGAAACAATATGTATCGTCCGTATCACCTTTATCTTCAACTGAAACTATTCTCACAGCACTTCTATTTCCAGTATATTCAGATAATTTCGGTAAATCATGTTTGATAATACACATTCCATTTTTTAAATCTTTCGCTTCTATAATTTGAACTTCCTTACATTCATAAGGTGGTTTCTCGTGAGAATTTTTCAAGATATGAAATTTATGATAAGGGGTGCATCTCAATGAAAGACCATTGCTTGTAGAAACTGTCAATAATTTTTGATTTTCACCAGTTTGTTTTACAACAACCGATGAAAATTCTTCACCATTCCAAACTTCTACTTCTTGGTCTTTGAGTTCAGAGATAACCTTTTGACCTTCTCGTGTAAGAATTTTAGTTTCTGGAGCCACGCATAAATTTGAGCTCTTAATAATACCGATATTCTTTTGGTTGCTTCTCCTATTTATAGTGTCTTTGTAGAGCATATATGGTGTTCCAGTTTCAGATTGAGATTTAATGATGGCTTTCCAAATTTCACTTGCGGGGAGTGTTTGTGTTGCCAATCCCTCATTTTCATATTTTTCATATAATTCTTCAAATTCCAATCCATAAACATCACTCAATCCCTTTGCCACATTTGGACAGAAAAGAGACCAGTTTCCACCTTCTTCCACCCTCTTCATGAATAGGTCTGGAATCCACATAGCCGTGAATAAATCTCTACATCTTGCTTCTTCATCCCCTTGGTTGAGACGAAGTTCAAGGAAATCAAGAACATCGGCATGCCAAGGCTCTAAATACACGGCAATAGACCCCTTTCTTCGTCCGGCCTGATCCACATGTCTTGCGGTGGCATTATATACTCTTAACATTGGTATAATACCGGATGAACTTCCATTAGTTCCATTAATGTGTGAATTCTTAGCGCGAACATCGTGGATATGGACACCAATACCACCAGCCCATTTACTAATTTGAGCACATTCCTTGACTGTATCATAAATCCCGTCGATTGAATCACCCTTAGATGACACCAAAAAGCAACTTGACATTTGTGGTCTCAGGGTTCCTGCATTAAATAGAGTTGGGGTGGCGTGAATAAATTTGCCTTGGGACATCATCTCATATGTTTCGATTGCTGCATCAAGATCAGAACCGTGAATACCCAAAGATACCCTCATATACATATATTGAGGGGTTTCAATGATTTTTCCATTGACTTTCGTGAGATATGCTTTTTCAAGAGTTTTTAAACCAAAATATCCAAAATCATTATCTCTCTCTGGGTGAATTTTATCTGAAACATCGGAAGAAAGTGTTGCGACTTGTTCTGTGATAATGTTATTTTCAAACAGTATTTTCATAGCACTTTCAAAGTCTTTGGGGGCGTTTTTTTGAATGTTACTCGCGACAATACGAGTAGCCAGTATTTCATAGTCAGGGTCAGAGGTCAGCATACCGATCGATACTTCAGCAGCCAAAGTATCAATTTCATGAGTGGTTATACCGTCATATATAGATGCAACGACTTGTTGCGCAATCTTGTCTGGGCTTACATTTTCAGAAAGACCTCTTGTTAAATTTGAAATACGGGATGTAATTTTGTCGAATTTCATGTCCTCAGTTTGTCCTGAGCGCTTGGTGACCTTCATTGTGTGCTTCTGGATAATCTTACCCTCTATTTTTTAAATACACAATCACCGCTTCGGACACTGACTGGACCAGTTATCTCCATCTTACGATTTGGTTGAAGAAAATAGGTGTTTATATTGAACTTACCTTCTTCTCCTGCTTTCGATACAGGAGCATATGAACCTATAAAACATTTTTCACTAGGTGTACATTTGGGACCCAAGTCTTTGTGGTCTCGTTTTTCAGCATAGACAGTATCAAAGTCGGCGCCTTCCAACGCAAACATTATATTTATTATTAACAATTTTTTTTTCCCAATATAATTTAAATGTATGTTAATACTCTTAAACAAACTGAAACTCCTCTGAATAAATTATTCTTTTCAGAGTTCAACACAAATCTTATACAGCGGGGCATTCGGCAGCATTTTTTGAACAAGACTGGGATTGCCATAGATTACCAAAACATTCGCGATGTGTTTGTTCTCATGCGAACCATATATATTAATAACTCTGGGGATCCATATAATAACATAGAAGCACAAGTGAAAATGATGAATGAAAAAGTCATTGAAATGGCGTATGGTCAAATACAGACAGGTGTTTCACAATTCATGACATATATAAAGGATAGTGAAAGTCTGGCTGTTCCATTGGCTCAACCAATGAATACATCCAACTATGGCAATAAAATACCAGATGCCATTGAAAATATTGGAATTAATTAGATTAGTTTAAAGTTTTAGAACTATTTTCTGATAAGATGAATTCAACATCACTCAATTTCTATAAAGAAGAAACAAAAGAAGTTTGTAAAGAGAAAGGCTGGGATAAAGTAAATATAGATACAGTGTGGCTTTTACTGACAGAAGAATTTGGTGAATTGGCGTCGGCCATTAGACAACACAAAAGAACGTTCAAAAAAATGAATTTGAAAAAAGAAAAGGGAACCGATGTAGTCATGGAATTGGGCGACGTTTTCAGTTATTTATTTCAATTGGCACATATGCTTAATGTTGATTTAGATGAAATGTGGGAACTTCACAGAAATAAGATGACAACAAAAAAATATAATGTTGCCGTAAAATAAGAATGAGTAAATATATGCTCTCAGATCATAACGCTATAAATGACATCAATCCATTTGTCATGATTGATTTTTCTTTACCAGGAAGTTCAGCAACACCATTTGAATTTTCAGAATATACACGAAGGAAAGAGGGTCCAGCTGATTTCGAACAAGAAAAAGAAGTCATCGCATGTGAAGTCAACCCAACTGGAGCGTTCTGTCAAGATAGAACACCTAATTGCCCCATGTCTAGATATATCCTCCCAGAACGTGTATTTCAGTATGAAGATGGGAGTGTCAATACTGAATTAAACGGTAGAAGTCGAAGACGAATGAACAATAACAATAATAACAATAATAATGTCATACTTCTCATCATACTGATTGCTCTATTTGTTTTAATACGGTAAATAGTTTTATGAGTCGTTTAGAATGATCTGATCTCTCAATCATATCTGGGATATACTGTTTACACAAATCATCCAATAAACTCACTTGCCATGAACTTTCAGGGTTGATGACAGGAGGAACAAAAGTTTCATCTAATATTTTAGACGCATGAAGCACTCTAATTTTTGTATGGAAACTAGGATTATTAAGCAAAATATTTTCAAGCGCAATATTAGCGAGGCGTTGTTTAACTTCGAGAGTTTGTTTTACCATGACGGACAAAAAGTTTTCATAGGGCATACTTGAACTTTTAAATGTTATTTTCTGCCAATCACCAATTGGACGGGTTAAAAAATAATCCGTAAATTTTTTGTATGAACCTTTATCTGAAAAATCTTCAACAAAACGTATATACTCTATTTCGACATGGGTATGACCATCTTCGACGTCTTCTACGACTAACGCCTTCTTTATAAATGAACTCATGTAATAAAATATGAGATATAGTCTTTAAGCAATTATTTTTTGGTTTTTTTTTACCTAAGTTAGACATGACTTTGTAATCATTAAATTTTAAAATGATGTATTCGGGCATTGCAAACAACACATTTTCGTATCTTCTCACATTGGATGAATTTCGTAAGAAATATCCCGAAGAGATACAACCCTCATGGATAAAAATTACGACGATTACGATGGTTTCTAGTTTTATTCATTCCATTGATATACCAAAACTCAAAGAATTGATTACAGAATCAGGAGAAATCAAATTACGCATGAAAAATTCAAAAAGTGAAAATGCATTCAAATGGTCTTTAAAACCAACCACCTTTTATAATCAGATTACCCTTGTCTATAAAGACGATTACAGCACAAAGTCAGTCAAAGTTTTTCCAAATGGGAGTATTCAAGTGGCGGGATGTTCAGATTTGTTTGATTGCAAAAGAATTATCACAGAACTTTCACACATTTTTAAAGAATATTTAGGAATGGAAAGTGTCGCACCCATCGAAACATTCAGAGTTGTCATGGTCAATTCAAACTTTTCTTTGAACTATGATATTAACTTATTGGAAACTGTAAAACAATTTGAAAAATATCAAGATATTTTCAAAATATCCTTTGAACCAGACAGATATTCAGCAGTCAAAATCAAGTTTAAACCAGCAGAAGAAATGAAAGAAATAACAGCAAGTATTTTTAGCACTGGTAAGATTATTATTACCGGTGCAGAAACACTCAAGGAAATTGTCTATGGTTTTAACATTATCAATGAATGCATCAATGAAAATAAAAAAATCAGAGTATCACCCTCAAAGGAAAAGGAACTTTTTGATGTGTTCATTGGATACAAGATTGAAGATTTGATTACAAATTTAAGAAGAAAAAATTTCAAATCATGGCTCAAAACTGAAAATAATCTGAAAATTAATTTCTAAACAGATAATAAATGTCTCAGCGCATGGGTATGGCCGATGGCCGATGTTTCACTATTCACACATCGGCCCAACTTTTGAACGATCACATAATGACTACAAATAACATTAACTATGCTGACAATTATTCTTACCGTAAATTATTACAACAAGGGGGGGCAGATATCCTGAAACCGATTCAAGCGCAGCAAGAAACCTCAGCACCAAATCGTGTGACCGCTTGTGATAAACCCTTGTTAAATGTGTCAAAATTGTATTAATCTTTTTAATAGATTAGTATAAGATGACACCCTGTTCTATATGTTTAAACGAAGTCAGGGAAACCCGATCGAATAAATCCACAAGGTGTGGGCATTTATTCCATGGGGACTGTCTAAAAAAATGGCAAGAGAGTGGTAAAAATACTTGCCCAATGTGTAGGAAAATTATAGATATATCTACGTACACTGTAAAAATACAAATAATTAATAATATAACCGGCGTATCGAGTCAATCTAATGTAAACCCTGAACTTCTAGACAATATCATAGATATGTTTGAAATTGGTTTAGAATTTGAAGATAGAATTGATATTGAAACCCTTTTTGCGGATATTGGGGCTATTATTTCCGGTGACCACGCCAGAACGCTTGACACAGAATGAACTACAATAGTTTTTGTAATTCAACCCAGGGTAGTTTCTACCAGCAGAACGGGGGTCTTTTATGATTTTACCCTTTGAATCAATGAGTAAAGGACCTGTCGCCCAACCTCTCTTATGGCTAAAAATATTAGCCTTAAACTTGATTGTTTTACCAACATTCAGAGGACCAGCCTTCCTTATCCGGGAAACAGGAACACCAAAAAATTTAGCGATGCTCGTATGGCTGTCTCCCTTCTTCACTTTATATTCAACCTCACCGTGTTGTTTATAGAAATGAAAATCACCAGAGTTAAAAAAATTTTTACCTCGTGAAGGCGCAACAAACATCATTGTTTTATAGTACCCAGGACGACAACGATATTCGGCTTTGACTTTATACACATTCATTGGGTTATTAGAAACTACAGAACGGGGAAGAGTGCCACATGAACGAATTGGCCCCAAATTGTTTCGACCACCACTCTTATTTCCAGGGGAACTTTTTTGAGTTCTAAAATTTGAATAGTTATTAAACGCATAATCATAACAATTATTACCACCTATACCCTTTTTACTACCCCATTTTTTTGTAGTAAAAACAGGTTCTGAACCACTCAGGGGAAGAACTTTACTCTTCATCTATATTTTACGCAGAAAAAAATATATTATCATAATAAATACAAATGATTAAGGATCTTTTCAAAGTCAATAATGCTTCAGATGCGCTCACTGAAATTTTGATTTTATTGCTTTCCATTCTTATCAGCACCCTCATTCTTCGTCTCCTCTGGAATAACGTACTCGTCAAACACATCTCTGTGTTTAAACCAATTCAAACATTTGTCGATGCCCTCCTACTCTCTATTGCTCTCACAGTTCTTCGAGGTGTCTAATTTCATATTCAAATATACAAATAAATATTAACATACATATCAAGTATCTTAATATTTGTTTCACATCAATTAAGGACATTTAAACTTCTTGGAAACCAACTTTCTTCTCCCCTGAAGGAAATTCAACGACTGGATACCCTTTCATACCTTTACATTTTTCTGGATTAGTTTCACAATCAATAAATGTATGTTGAATGTTTTTAGATTTCATGTAATCCAATTGCTTACGTGTCCAACCACATTTCATAGTGCCATACACAGTGTAAGAACCACCTGTCACGGTCTCACCTTTAATCACACGAACAGAGGGAGCATTAGGTGTCTTCATCAATAAGTACCCATCAATAGCCAAAAGTAAGAGAAGGGCAATCATTATATATCTATTTAATATATTTTTTTTCCAATGCCTTACATAACAATACCTTTGTCATCTTGTCCCTATACACATTTTCCTTTTTAGCAATATTCACAAGTTCATCCTTCTTATACAAACGACATTTACGGGTTTTTATTTTTAATTCATTGTCCTTATTCATAAAGTATTCTTTTTTAATTTTATCCAATACTTTAGGAGGCACAACAGGTGAAAGTGTTTTTATAATTTCCAATGACTTATTTTCAACTTTCTTTATAAAATAATTACTCATAAATATCTGTTCAATACTTGGAATAGAATGTTTTACATTATATCGAAGTCTATAATTTTCAACATGTTGAGATTCTCTCTTAAGATATGAGGGACTAAAAATCGTTTCTAAAAATATTTTGGTTCCTCTAAACAATTGTTCATTTTTGTATTTATTGTATAAACAATTCAAAAAGAAATGTGCATCATAGGTTGGATGAGAATTTTTAGCAATTCCATATCCCTCCTTGTGCATACCACTGATGACATCTTGTTGTTCCAAACCACTATAATTTGAAAATCCAAAATCACTCAAATATGAGACAATACCCATATTTTTTCGTAAAACTTTATGTCGACCTATGTTGTATAGTGTATATCCATTCTTTTTACCTTCTCTTGAAATCATTACATTATCTAAATGTAAATCATTGTGTCTAAAAGTAGGCATAATTTTTTGGATTTCATATAAACGATATAAAACCTGAGTTATTATAAGTTTGAAATAATATGGAACCAATATATGGAGTTTTTTAGTTTTTATTATATTATCCATAAAAGTCATCACAGTTCCAGCATTTGCAAATTCAATATACATAACATTCCCGAAAGAACATTTCTTCAACGCATATGCAGATGGAACTAAAATTCCCTTATGTTTTAATAATTTCATCATAGCAAATTCGTGTTCCAAACCATTATCATTTACTTTTTCCATTTTGATCGCGACGTATTCATTTTTATCTTTATCAACTGGTCCGGAATATACTATACCATACACACCCTCACCAAGTTTTTTTAGACTTTTATCATTTCCAGTAGTTTTTTTAATAACGCGTTTAGGATCACACCCATCGACAGACTTTAATATGTCTCGAATTTTATTTCTGATTACACTTCTATCTTTTCTAAGGACTGAATATTTTTCTATAGATATTTTGTCTGTAGATTTCATCTGTTATATATCAATATTTTAATCTTCATATTCTTCACCGTCATCAATCAATTCCTCGTCTTCTTGTTGCGTTTCCGTGGAACCTTCATTTGGGAGATCAACAAATGCGAACGATGGCAATTTCGCCGATGGTTCGAGGAGAACTTGTTGAAGTCGAACGGAAACACCGAACTTATTGTCGATGAACCAGATTTGAACAAAATCAACAATACAAGTCACTCTCTGACCCTTTTCGATTGAGTTGAGAGAAACCTTTTCCCGAGTTGTCGTGTATGCCTCTGGGACGAATTCGCCATCATCCTTTGTCAAAATCTTCAATTTTACAGAGGATGGGTATTGTTCCTTACCCGGACGAATAATAGGCTTGTAAAGTGCTTCTCGGCATACAGCCTCGTTGTATTTCTTACCAAGCCATTCTTTGGAATTTTCAACGACAGTTTGAACGATAATATCATCAAGTTGAGTGAGTTGTTCTTGAAGTTTTACCGCATCCTCATTATCAGCATCAAAAGAAAGATCAAGAGAATAAGAGACACGACCAGTTGCTTCATCGGTGTAGGTGCTGATACCATATGGAGAACGCATCTTTGGAAGTTGAAGGAACAATTTCTTATCGGAGACATTCAGGTAAACAGCCTTACCGCCATTCTTGTTTTTTCGCAACTTGGAAAAGCACACGGCAGATGGTTCAAAGTTCTTGTAGTGGGTAATTTGTAGTGCCATGGTTGGGGGTATTATATCTATCTAATGTGGATTGACTTTAAGTTTATTTATTTTTTTCTTCATTTACACTATACATAAATGGGTCTCTTTAAAGATTGTGGTTGCGGATGCAAGGGACAAAAACAACAGCAAAAATTTATGGCGTCACTTTTAGGTGCCCTCATTTTCTTTGTCATCGCCAGTCCGGAAGCATTCAGACTTGTCAGAGGCATCGCGGGTAAATGGGTCGCGACACCAAATGGATCACCAAGTCCAGCCGGGTTGCTTCTTCATTCTATCGTATTCCTTTTGATTGTGTGGGCCACCATGAATGTTAAGAAAGAATTCATGGAAGGTGAAGAAGCCCCAGAGGAAGAAGAACCAGTGGCGGAAGAAGAAGAAGAACCAGCGACGGAAGAAGAACCAGTGGTGGAAGAAAAACCAGCGGCGGAAGAAAAACCAGTGGCGGTGGCTGAAGAAAAACAAAAACCAGTTGCGGCGGCGGAAGAAAAACCAGTGGTGGCGGTGGCGGAAGAAGTGGAATCCATGCCAGTTGATGGGTCAAGTCTCACCATGTCTTCTCCAGACGGGGAAATCATAGACAGTTGCACTCTCAAGTCCGGTAAAAAACTTGTTATTAGTAATTAAAGTAAATGGGACTTGATACAAGACGAATGAACTTTTTTCAAATTATATTAACAATACTATTAATATTTATTGCATACAGAGTGTTTAATAATATCTTTGTCAATAAATTATCAGTTGAAAAAGCAATAATACAAAGTTTTTCTTTTGGGAAGAAAAAGGTTTTAGAAAAACAAGAAAATGAAGAAGATATACCAGATGATAAAGCGTGTGTATTAGAGGATCCACCAGCATATGATTTTAAAGGGGAGGAACTCATCAATCCAAGAGATTTGAAATGCAATGAATGCAATAACTATGTTCATAAGGAAGAAGACGACACCGACATGTGTCATCCTTATAAATATAGGGATGATGGGTTTTGTGTAATAAATAAGGATGTTAAGGAATTATGTCCGTTTTAAAATTCATCGTCAAAGGATACAGAAGCATTTGTATCATCTAATTTACCATAGTCCCCAACTCGTTTTTCAAAAAAATTAGTCTTACCATCGAGAGAAATATTCTCCATGAAATCAAATGGGTTATGAACTTTCCATATTGGTTCATACCCGATTTGTTTTAATAGGCGGTCAGCCACATATTCAATATATTGAGACATCATTTGAGAATTCATACCAATGAGTTTACAAGGAAGAGATTCAATGATAAATTGTTTTTCCAATGTGACGGCATCCTTGATAATCATGTAAATATTATCCCTGTTTGGTTTATTTTTTATCATTTTAAATAATTCAACAGCAAATTCCAAATGAAGTCCCTCATCCCGACTAATCAATTCATTACTGAAACAAAGTCCCGGAAGAAGACCTCTCTTTTTGAGCCAAAATATAGCACAGAAACTACCAGAGAAAAATATACCTTCCACACATGCAAAAGCAAATAATCGTTCAGCGAAAGATATATTCGTGTTAAAATATTTATTAGCCCAAATAGCCTTCTTACGAACAGATGGGATTTTTTCAATCGCATTGAAAAGTTCAGACTTTTCATCAGAAGATTTTATATACTTATCAATCAATTTACTATATGTTTCACCGTGAACCATTTCATTATGTTCCTGGTATGCATAAAATGCCTTTGCTTCCATGATTTGAATTTCTTCAATGAAATTATTATTGATGTTCTCATAAACAATACTATCGGAACCAGCAAAAAAACCAAGAATGTATTTTATGAAATGCCTCTCATCATCAGACAATTTTTCCCAATCATCCATATCCTTACCCAAATCAATCTCTTCTGCAGTCCAATTAGACATCTGAGCCTTCTTATACATATCCCAAAGATGAGGATACTCTATGGGTAATATAGTGTGCCTCTTTTTACTCGGGTCCAATAAAGGTTCCAAGTCGCAGAGGTAATCCGTAAATTCAAAAAAGTTACCAATATATTTACCATTTATAAATATCTGGGGGTATGAATTAACAGACTTACCTATCTTCCTGGAAATATCATTCAAAGATAAATGCTTTTTTTCATATTTAAATCCATTATTATCACACAGCATTACTGCCTGATTACAATAATTACATCCATCCTTTGAATAAATTGTGACCGTCATCGTGATAATATTCCTAAATATTTTTTGTTCTGAATTTTTAAGTTAGGATGATCAAAATAGATGAAATAAAAAATAATGAAATCGTTAAGGTTTTACTGTTAAATGATGAAGATATAGAAGAAGAAGTCTTCGCAGTTGTAGAAAACAACAGGGGAGACCACTTAGAATTAAAGTATTTAGAACAAACAGATAGAATATACAAAGATGCGCTAATATATAGTGTGTCTGAAGACATAGAAGTCATTAGACCCGAATCAATTTTAGAACATTATTATGAAGTTGAAGATTTTGAAGACATAGATGATTTGAAAAAGGTGGGTGATAATATGTATGTATTTATAGATGAAATAGACATAGAAGATGATGATAGCGAAATAAGAACCATTGAAGATGATAGTTCTTATACAGAAGATAGTTTTTTGGTCGCGGATGATGTCATAGATGGCGTCGTTGAAAAACCAGCAGACGCAAAAGATATTGACAAAGAATGGAATGAATGGGAGCCACGTTCTCCGGGGGCAAAAAGATACAAAGAAACCGTTGAATTAATTGAGTATTACGCAAAGCAGCAAGCGGACAAAAATAATTTTGCGTTATAAGACAACCTAAGTTTTGTTGGATTAGAATATAATCAAACTGGAACTATGACAAACTATGACACTATTTGGACACAAGTTAGTGTTTTACTCGCTAAAAATGAAAATGAAAATCCAGTTATAAGTTTTTTGTGCTGCGAATGCCAAGGGGTTAAGGTGTTCGGTCAAGACATGGTTCCTGTGTGTTCTTCGTGTGGTTTAGTCGATACAATTTACATAGATGAAACTGCGGAATGGACGAGTGGTATAACAGATGATGGAACAGTCAGTGATCCATCAAGATGCGGCCAACCAAATGCAGACCCATCCATGTTTTCTCAAAATTGGGGGAAAGGCACAATTATTTCAACACAAGGAAATCAATCATACAAAAATAAACGAATGTCTAAAATTAATTTTCATATGTCTATGAACCATAAAGATAGAGCCCTCTTCCACGCATACAAAGACTTGGATGAAGCAGGGCATACATTACCAGCAACCATTTTACAACATGCAAAAATATTGTATAAAAAATTTAACGATGGCAAATTAACAAGAGGAAATGTTAGGTTGGGAATCAAAGGAAATTGTGTATTATATGCGTGTAGAATAGCAAAGTTCCCGAGAACTACAAAAGAAGTCGCAGACATGTTTGGAATTCAATCAAAAGACATAAGCCGAACGACGCAAATTTTCAAAGAAACGATACTCGGGGAAACAGAACAAAACTATATTACCAAACCAGAAGATGTCATCATGCGTCTAGGACAAGGGTTTGAATTATCTAGGGAAGAACGCATAGGGTGCTTGAATATGTGCTCCAAGTTGGAAAATTGCCCTGACCTGATGAGTAAAACACCAACAAGCATAGCAACAGCAGTGCTCTACTTGAATCTTTCAAAACGCCTTTCTAAAAATGAGGTCTGTAAATTATGTGAAGTATCTATACCCACACTCAATAAAATTGAAATCATTATAAAAAGATACTTAGAGGTATAAGTTTTAATCTAATTATCATGTCTTCAACACCAATTGATGTTAAAAAACCCATTAAACTTTTTCTCGCGACACCGTGTTATGGTGGATTATGTCTCGAAAAATATATGATCAGTCTTGTGCGTCTCCAACTCTTGTGTATCCAAAGAGGTATTCAACTCATGATCGACACCACAGAAAACGAATCATTAGTTCATAGAGCTAGGAATGTCGCTGTAGGTCGTTTCATGAAGAAAAGCGATGCCGATTATTTCCTATTTATCGATGCCGACGTTGATTTTGAACCCGAATCTGTCATGCGACTATTGGAATCTGGACATGATGTATCTGTTGCCGTTTATCCAAAGAAGGTTGTCATGTGGCAACAAGCGGCAGATGCAGCAAAGGCAGGGGACGAAAGAAATATGGAAATGCTCTCATCAAGTCTCGTCCTCAACTTTGGAAGACCAAATTGCCCAGTGGTCAATGGTTTCGTAGAAATTCTGGATGGACCCACCGGTTTCATGATGATCAAACGCTCAGTATTTACAGAAATGGAAAACAAATTTCCAGACCTTTGGTGCAAGAATGATCACGCAAACAGGGATTTTGATGACTACCACGCATGCTTTGATTGCATGATCGATCCACAATCAAAAAGATATTTGAGTGAAGATTATGCATTCTGTCGTAGATGGCAACAAATGGATGGTAAAATCTATGCAGATGTTCAAGCCACTTTGGGACACGTAGGAAACCTGCCATTTACTGGGTCTCTAAAAGATAGACTTAAAAACTAAATCATTATAATATACACATGAAGCTTGCAACTATTATCGTCACTCGTTCGAAATCTTGCCATATTAAAACACTCCATACTATATTGCGAGTGAATATTAGATGCCTTGAAAATAAATGTGAACAAAAAATCTTTTTCGTAAATGATGAACCATTTCAAAAGGCCGAAATGATAGAAAGTTGTATGAAGGATTACGATCGTATTTTGTTTGTTGATTTCGGAATACAAATGGATGATAATTCAATCAATCAAATATTCAAAAATATGGATGGATTGGGTGTATTGGTATATCCAGGGGTCACAGAAGGAATTGACTGGGAAATGTTCAAGGAAAAGGTAAGAAGTGATTCAAAGGAACCAATCGCACAAATGGGATTGTATTTTGATACAGATGTTGGAAAACAGATTGATGAAGATAACTATGTTGTCAAAGACACAAAATCAAAGTGTTGGATCATGAACTGCAAAAATGTAGCAAAAACCATCAAGGATAAAAAAACAGGTAAGTATAAAATTTATCCAAGAATGGAAACAATGTTTGATAAATTCAAACAACACGGTGTAAAAATAAATGCATTTGTGGATGCTAAGTTGACAATGACTTATGCACATGAATGTATTGCAAATATTCTTCACACGGCGGGTGTTAAAGCCACTTAAAAAATTTATTAACCTATATACATATGTTTATAAAGACAGACGAACATCTATACAAACATACGTTACATCTCATACAAAAGGCATGGGGAGTTCATGTTGATAAAAAAGTTTTTCCGGGGCCACAACCAATTTCTATAGAAAGAAGACATTTTCAAATACTCAAAAGTAATGATTATGTCGTATGCGAAAAAACAGATGGTGTTAGACATATGCTCCTCGTATTTTCTTTTCAAGAGAGAAAAGTTTCTATTTTAGTGAATAGGGCATTAGAAATGTTTGAACTAAAATTAAGATTTCCAAAATCAGCATACGAAGGAACACTTTTAGACGGAGAACTCTATGAAGATAAATTTATGGTATATGATGTAGTTGTTGCAGAAGGACATCATGTAGGACATAAAAATTTTCTTGATAGATTGGACATCATGGAAAAAATTATAAAGTCTGTCTTAGCATCAAAACAAGATAAAATTAAGGTCAAACTTAAAACATTTCACGTCATGCAGGACTTTAAAACTTTCAAAGATGATTATTTACCAACTATAGAACAAAAAATAGATGGTTTAGTATTCACACCAATAAATGAACCAATAAGAATTGGAACGCATGAAACTCTTTTTAAATGGAAAGAAAGAGACCATAATACTATTGACTTTCTCGTTAAAAGAGAAAATAATCAATGGAGATTGTACGTTCAAGAAAAAGGGAAACTTATTTTTGAAAGTATTACAAAAGACATACCTTGGCTTAGGGATGGTATGATTGTGGAATGCCAATACATGGTGAATGATGCACCAATGTGGTGGAAACCGTTAAAAGAAAGAACGGATAAAAAACATCCAAATAATAGAAGAACATTCTATAGAACACTCGTCAATATCAAAGAAGATATTAAAATTCAGGAGTTTCTGGGATGTATATAAGAACATAGTGCCCATCTAATGTAGGGAAACTCTCACATTGTAATATATTCATGTCATCATTCACATACCATTTATCATCACGTTTTATAGCACATATATAATGACCTCCATATTGAACGCCATGATGAATACCAGAAAATATAAGTCTGTATCCAAGAAATTCCTCGGGAACTTCTATGTGAGACTTGGAATCAAAACTTATCATTAAAACACGAGGAGGGGTCTTTATAATCTGACGAACTGTAGCCAAATGATGCAATTGACCATCGTCATCCTCATAGTTTTCAATTGTATTCCATTTCAAACTTTTATTAAATAATTCACCAAATGTCTTACCCTTCTCATATTCAAGAATATACATACTAAATATCTCATCACGATAATTCTTACCAGAAGGGTAAATTGTCTGGTTCTCACGAACACCGTAGAATATACGCTTAAAAACAGGTATATCACGCTCAAGAATGTCTATCAAACATAATATACACTCTTGGACGTCATGTTGGTCATCAACTGTAAAACGAGGGAAATTTTCTATAAATGTGTGTAATAAAGGAAGAGGGTCTATATGTTGAACATCTGGATCTATATAAGCCTTGAGTAATCGCATAAATAAAAGGGTGAAAGTACTAGACTCTGAACCACATTCTATATCAACATTCTCACATACAGTTAAAAGAGCTTTTAGGGATACATTAAAGTAACAATTATTACGATTGTTTATGAAACCTTTCATTATAAATTAAAACATAATTATTTTTAAGCAAATTATTAGGCACTTGGTTCAGCAACTGGTTCAGCAACTGGTTCTGGTTCGTGTTCTTCTACGATAGTAACTGGAGCATCTTCAGATACAATCTGTTCTTCCTGTGGAAATGGAATTTGCTCACAAAGATTATTGTATTCTTCACGGAATTTATCACGGAATTTATCAATATATTGATCGGAATCAATGCGGTTATTCTTCAACATTTCATCACTTACAAGATAAGAGGCGGCTTCTGAAACAAACTTCTTGATTTCTTCAATCTTTTGTGCAACTGGATCACTCATTTATATATTATATAAGAAACTTTGTTTTAAACCAAAAAATAATAGTAGATATGTCAAGTCCCAAAATTTGTTTTGTTTAATATATTTGAATAATAGTCTTCTGATAATTCACTACCAATAAATATACGATTTGTATTACGACACGCAATTGCTGTTGTCCCACCACCCAAAAATGTATCCACAACTAAATCATTTTCATTCGAATGTTTTTTAATAAGTTCTTCAAAAAGTTTTATATTTTTTTGAGTTGGGTGGAATCTATCTTTACCACCTTGAATTGGGAAATGATATATACCATTATCATATTCACCATTAAATGTTGGCTTACCCTTCTTCACACCAAGAAGGGCTATCTCACGGGAATTTGTCAAATAATTTACACGAGAATTGATGGGTATGGGATTTGTCTTAACCCATTCAATAAAACGAATTTGTTTAAATTTTTTTCTTTCCATCATCTCTTTCAAATATGATAATTTCCACAAATCAAAAAATATTATACAAGTTCCACCATCACGCAATTTTTTATAATACAATTCAACAAAATCTTCAAGTGTATCCATAGTAAAGTTTTCATCCCAAAGACCATAATTTGTTTTCACACAATACTTTTTACCATATATGTTTCCATATTTCAAATAATTTTCTTTAGCATTTGGTGTGTTTTTTGTCGACTCTTCATTATTCGTTTTATACACTTCCCAATCTTCCTCAGTTTTTGATAAATCTTCACCCGCATCTACAGCATCTCTGAGTTTATTCATTCCTGTTTCCTGTGATATAATGTAAGGTGGATCTGTCAATATTAAATCTACAGAACAATCTTCAAGAGACTTTAATAATTCTATACCATCACAGTTCCTAATATCCATTTAATTAATCTCATATATATTCTTTAATCATGTAGATAATTTCTTGTATTATAGTAGATGAGTGCAACACCACCGAAGTCCGGTTCAAAATCAAAATCACCAAGTGTACCCAAAACAAATACACCACCCAAACACGTGTCAAAAAATGCGACATACTACGACAGAAACTT